AACATGATTGTAACTTTACTTTTAAACAATATGAAAGTTTAGTAAAACTTATAGATGTTTTAAAAGAGAGTTATGAAAATGTTGAAGTTGTTGGTCACAGAGATGTGACTAGCTCCAAAGCTCCGCATTTCAACGTTAAAGAACTGCTGAGTTAGTTTGTTTGTTAAGCTCTGGGTGTAACAGCCCAGAGTGAAACCAAAATATTTTAGGAAAAAAATTTATGCAAGAAAATGACAGTAACTTTTTATATCACACACACTGCGATAGATGTGGTTCTAGTGATGCAAACTCAGTTTATGATGATGGACATACATATTGTTTTTCATGTAACACACTAACAAAAGGAGCAGAAGAGTTGAAACAACAAACAAATAAAGAAGGCAGTGCTGAATTTATATCAGGTGAAGTAAAAGAATTATCAAAAAGAAATATAGATTTAAATACAGTACAAAAATTTAATTATCAAACAGGTAGTTGGTTTGGCAGACCTTGTCAAATAGCAAACTACTACAACAAAGATAAACAATTAGTAGCACAAAAGTTAAGGTACCCAGATAAAACTTTTCAATGGCTAGGTGATGCAAAACAATCAGGTTTGTTTGGTCAACATCTATGGCGTGACAAAGGTAAGATGGTTATTATAACTGAAGGTGAGATAGATTGTTTGTCAGTCTCAAAAATAAATCAAAATAAATTCCCCGTCGTAAGTATTAAGTCAGGCGCACAAGGAGCAAAAAAAGATATTCAAAAAGAATTAGAATGGCTTGAAGGTTTTGAGTCTGTTGTGTTTATGTTTGACCAAGATGAGCACGGACAGAAAGCTGCTGTTGAATGTGCAAAATTATTTTCACCTAACAAAGCAAAGATATGTACGTTACCATTAAAAGATGCTAACGAAATGTTATTACAAAACAAAGCAAAAGAACTAACAGATTGTATCTGGTCAAGCAAAGCTTACAGGCCTGATGGTATTATACTGGGAGCAGACTTGTGGGATGATATACAAAAAGAAGATAAAACAATTAGTGTTGAGTATCCGTTTGATTGTCTTAACAAAAAAACTCATGGTTTAAGAAAAAGTGAACTAGTTACTATCACTGCTGGTAGTGGTGTAGGTAAATCTAGTTTTTGCAGACATGTAGCATTACATTTATTAAAGAAAGATTATACTGTAGGTTACATTGCACTAGAAGAAACTAATAAACGAAGTGCACTTGGCATCATGGGTGTTGAATTAAAGAAACCATTACACTTAACTAGAGAAGGTGTTGAAGATAAAGAGTTACAAGAAGTATTTAAAAACACAGTTGGTAATGGTAAGTTTTATTTATACAATCACTTTGGTTCTACAGCTGCTGATAATTTATTAAATAAAATAAGATACTTTGCAAAAGGATGTGGAGTTGATTTTGTTATCTTAGACCACTTACACATGGCACTATCTGCTATTGGTGATGAGACTACTAATGATGAAAGAAAACTTATTGATTACTTTGTCTCTAAACTAAGAGCCTTAGTAGAAGAAACAGGTATTGGTTTAATACTTGTATCACATTTAAAAAGACCTGAAGGTAACAAAGGATATGAAGATGGAGTGCAAGTATCTATGAATAGTTTAAGAGGCTCAGCATCTATAGGACAGTTGTCTGATATGATTATTTCTTTATCAAGAGACTTACAGTCTTCAGATAATATATCTAAAATAAATATTTTAAAAAATAGATTTAGTGGTGAGACAGGTCAAGCTTGTAGTTTACATTATGATTTAGCTACTGGCTGTTTAACGGAAACACAATCGGAAGTAACTAATGATTTTTAATGATGACTTTAATGAAGACAATCATTCAGAAGCTGTTAGTTGGACTGAATATCTCATGGGACATTTACTCAAAGCTAAATATAAACCAGAAGAGGACATTATAGTTATGGTTCCAAACGAAACAGTACAAGAAATGATTGACATTGCAATAAGTGAACTATGCACACAGTCAACAGAAGCTTGGCAACTTAAAACTCAAATATGTACGGTACATTAATATGAAAATACCAGAACTAAAAATAAAAATGCCATTTAAAATTGTATGGTGGAAAGATATAAATTCAGATGCATCATGGCAAACAATAGAAACAGCTAAAAAAAGTAAACCAACAATATGTGTGTCAACAGGATGGTTACTATTAAAGAATAAAGATGTAACTATTATTTGTTCTGATTTTAATTATGATGAAAGTGACAACTCAAGTATATCTGATGTAGGTAATGTAACAACAATACCCACTTGCAATATACTATCAATGAAAGATGTAAGAATATGAGATATGTTTTTGATATAGAGACAGATGGTTTTATAGATGTAGTTACAAAAATGCATTGTATTGTATTAAAAAATATAGATACAAATGAAATATTAAAACTACCAAACTATCAAGCACTATTAAAATTAGAAGAAGCTGATTTAATTATAGGACATAACATTATTAAATATGATTTACCTGTAATACATAAACTGTTTCCGTCTTTCTCTTTCAAAGCAAAAGTATTTGATACACTGGTTGCTACTAGATTATTGTTTCCTGATGTAACAGAAAAAGATTTTCAAAGAAAAGATTTTCCTAAAGATTGTATTGGAAGACACAGTTTAAAAGCATGGGGTAATAGAATAGGTACATACAAAAGTCAGTTTGAGTCTGATTTTAAAATATTTACTGATGAGATGTTAGAATACTGTATTCAAGATGTTGAAGTAACTCATAAATTATATGAGATGATACAGAAAAAAGGTTACTCAGAACAATCTATGGACTTAGAGCATGATGTTGCTTTCCTAATACACAAACAAGAACAGCATGGTTTTGCTTTTAATGTAGAAGCAGGACAAGAATTATATTCTAAACTAAATGCTAGAAGGTTAGAGTTAGAAGATGAGTTACAAAAACTATTCCCACCTGAAACAGTTGAGAAAGTTTTTATTCCTAAAGTAAATAACAAAGCAAGAGGTTATGTTAAAGGTGAACCATTTATTAAAAAATCTACTGTTGTCTTTAACCCATCAAGCAGACAACACATAGGACAGAAGTTAATAGATAAATATAATTGGAAACCAAAAGAGTTTACGAATGATGGTAAACCAAAATTAGATGAAACTATATTAGAAAGTTTAGAATACCCAGAAGCTAAAATACTTTGTGAACATTTTTTATTAGATAAACGAATTGGACAATTAGCTACAGGCACACAAGCTTGGCTAAAGCATGAGAAGAAAGGTAGAATACATGGTACATGTAATACTAATTCTACTGTTACAGGAAGAGCAACTCATTCTTATCCTAACATGGCGCAAGTACCTAGTGTATCAGTTCCATACGGTAAAGAGTGTAGAGCGTTATTCACAGTTCCAACTAATAAAAAACTTGTAGGCGTTGATGTCTCAGGTTTAGAAGTGAGAATGTTGGCTCACTATATGGCTAAGTATGACAACGGTGACTATGCAAAGGTTGTGTTAGATGGTGACATACACACAGAAACACAACAGCTGGCTGGTTTAGATAGCCGTGACTTAGCCAAGAGATTTTATTACTGCTTCTTATATGGTGGTGGTGTAAAAAAGATAGCGTTAGTTACAGGCAAGACAGTTAAAGAAGCGGGTCAGATTAAGAAACGTTTTTTAAATAACTTACCTGCATTAAATAAATTAATAACACAAGTTCAAGAAGCTGCAACACGTGGATACTTAATCGGTTTAGATAAAAGACAAATCAAAGTCCGTTCGCCACACGCAGCATTGAATACTTTATTACAATCAGGTGGAGCCATTGTATGTAAACAATGGTTAGCTGAGTTTGATAAAGTAATAGGTGAAAGTGCAGCTGAAATACAGCAAGTAGTTTGGGTGCATGATGAAATACAAATAGAATGTCCTGAAAATCTTGCTGACAAAGTTGGCCAGATAGCTGTTGAAGCTATTAAAAAAGCAGGTGAGCATTTTAAACTACGAGTACCTTTAACAGGGGAATACAAAATAGGAGACAACTGGAGTGAAACGCACTAAAGCACAGCCACGTTTTGATTTAGATTTAAAGTTCGGACAAGAAAGTGAGAACGAATTTCTAAAAGCAATTGAAGGTAAGATAGAATGTAAGTCTGATAGATTATGTATCAAGACTGGTAATGTATATATTGAAACAGAAAGCAGAGGAAAAGTATCTGGTATATATAATACAGACTCAAAGCATTATGCTATCTGTTTATATAAACCTGATAGAGAAGAACAAGTATGGGTAGTTATACCTACAAACCATCTTAGAAAACTGATGGTTAAATATCCCATCAAAGCTGGTGGTGATAACTGGACTTCTAAAGGACACATTATACCTAAAGAAGATTTATTAACATTTAATATATAGGAGTAAACATGGCTAAGAAAAAAGTATTACTAATTGATGGTGATATTCTTATTTATAAAATAGCTACACAAAATGAAGTTGCGACTGACTGGGGTAATGACTTATGGACATTACACTGTGATGCTGCACAATGTAAAGCAGAAGTAGATGCAACAATAGATGACTTAGGTTCTAATCTTGAAGCTGATGATTACATTGTAGCATTAACTGATAAGAATAATTTTAGAAAAGATGTATTACCTACATACAAAGACAATAGAAAAGCTAAGCGTAAACCTATGGTGTTAGGTGTACTACGTGATTATGTAATGGAAAAACATAATGGTGTTATCTATAAAAACTTAGAAGCTGATGATGTATTAGGTATCATGGCAACAGAACCTAGTCAAGAAGATAGAATTATTGTCTCTATTGATAAAGACTTAAAACAAATACCACTATCAAATGTAAGTGGAGATGGTGTTAATGTAGAATACATACCTGAAAAATTAGGTAACTATCATTGGATGATACAGGTATTAGCTGGTGATGCAACTGATGGTTACACTGGTATTCCAAACGTGGGTGTTAAAACAGCAGATAAACTTATTATGAAATATAGTAATGTACCCCTCTTAGACCTATGGAAAATTGTTGTAGGTATCTATAAAGATAAAGGCTTTACAGAAAAAGAAGCTTTACAACAAGCTAGGGTTGCACGTATTTTACGTCATGGTGATTACAATAAGAAAACAGGTGAGGTAAAACTATGGCAGATACAGTAAAGAAACCTAAGCATTATGCTAAACATAAAATTGAACCTATTGATTTTATCACACAAAACAAATTATCTTTTTGTGAAGGCAACGTAGTTAAATACATTTGTCGTTGGAAAGATAAAGGTGGCATAGAGTCTTTAAGAAAAGCTAAACAATATATTGATTTCATTATAGATAAGGAAAGTAAAATACAATGATATTAAAACATGAGCATGTAATTATTAGAGCAGAAGTTATGAACCCACCAATAACTACAGAAGATATTAAACAATGGGTAATAGATTTAGTACCTAAAATAGGTATGAAATTAATGGGTGAACCACAAGCTTACTATTCTGATATGGTAGGTAATCAAGGAGCTACATGCGCTGCTGTTATAGAAACATCACACATAGTTATTCATGTATGGGATGAAGACTCACCATCATTAGTACAGCTAGATGTTTATAGTTGTAAAGAATTAAATATTAATACTGTGTTAAAACATTTAGAAGTATTTAATCCAACTAAAATACAATACAAATTTTTAGACAGAGAAAACAATTTAGAACTGGTGCCTGATTTTGCCAGTCATTTTAAAACAACAAAAGATTTATTAGAGGAACTAACATGAACATAGATTATAGTAGAGATGATTTACTAACACACTTTGGTAAGAAGACATTAAAAGATAGATACTTATTACCAGAAGAGAAATCACCACAAGATGCATTTGCTAGAGCAGCAACAGCTTTTTCTGATAACCCAGAGATGGCGCAAAGAATATATGATTATGCATCTAAGTTATGGTTTATGTATTCTACACCTGTGTTGTCTAATGGTGGTTCTATCAGAGGCATGCCTATTTCATGTTTCTTAAATTATGTTGGTGACAGCAGAGAAGGATTAACAGGCCATTACACAGAGAACGCTTGGCTTGCATCTGTTGGTGGTGGTATTGGTGGCTACTGGGGACACGTACGTTCTGACGGTACAGCAACATCAGGTGGTTCACAATCTTCTGGTTCAATACCATTCATGCATGTTGTTGACAGTGAGATACTTGCTTTCTCTCAAGGTAAAACTAGAAGAGGTAGTTATGCATCATACATGGACATCACACACCCAGAGATAATTGAGTTTATAGAAATGAGAAAACCTACTGGTGGTGATGCGCATAGAAAGAATTTAAATTTACATCATGGAATAAACATAACTAATGAGTTCATGGAGTTGATTGACAAGTGTATTAAAGAACCAACTTATGA